AAAGTTATCTACTAAAAATCCTGATTTAAATCTATCGAATCCGTCTGCGTCTAAAATTTGTTTTGTTTGTGTATCTCTTTCTAATAAAGATAATGCAGTAATTCGTTCTAAGTTTGTGACACGGTTATTAATCTTACCGATATCTTTCATTGTAAATCTTCTATGGTCTTGTGTTCTTACCCTTATATTTTTTAAATTTTTAGTATATGCAGGAATTTGAACTTCAAATAATTCTATTGCATCATCAACAGCCTTTGGTTTAGTCGGTGATAGTGCAGGAATACCTGAAGACGTTTGGAATGACCCTGACTTATGTAAAAATACTTTATCAATTCTTCCAACATAAAAAGATATGTCACCAACTACACTTGAACCTGTCACTGGAGTATCGTTTGCACTTGCACCAGTAGAAGATATACCACTTCTTGAAGAACCGAAGTCTCTACCAGTGTCATATCCAAATGGTGCATAAACAGCACCCTCTGTAGAATTTGATAAGTTTACTGGGTTAGTTGGGTCTTGTGTGTTTGTTGTCCCAAATGTTGAAGTACCAATAATTTGTCCTACAACTGGTCTAAAGTCAACTGCGTCTGAAAGTTCAAATGTTCCATCGGGTTCTAAACCACCTAAGTCTACTCTACTTGGAGAGTATACTGGAATATCTTGATATGGTATAGAGTCATATGACTCAACATCAAAGAAGTCTCCACTATCTGAAGTGAAATAATCAAATACAACTAGTATTTTTCCTGAAGGAACTGGTTCCCCAACCTTTCTTGTAATTTTTGCAAGGTCATAGAACCCATCTCTTTGTCCATTGTCAAAGAAGAATCTAGACTTGATATCGGGTGAACCTTGTGATACACTAGTAATTGTTGCGACTGCAAGTGAAGTTTGACCAACAACACTTTCACCTTCTGTAAATGTACCTGATACCATTCTATAATATGAAGTTGCAAGTGAACCACTATATGTAATAAGAATTGCACGTGCGTCTGAAGTTTGTCCTACGATTGTTTCATAGACTTGGAAGGTTCCACTATCTACTGAGAAATATGAAGAAGGTGGTAGAGGTGTTGCTCCTCCTACTCCTTCATAGATTGCATGAATTTTATGAACGTCTGCAACACCTAATGTAATTTCTTTATCATCATATGCAGTACCAAAGAATCCACCAGCACTTCTTGCACTTTCAACACCAAGTAATCTTGATTGTCTCAATGTCTTATTTCTAGAAGCTGGGTTTGTTCTGTTAACTGTAAATGTTATTTTAAGTTTTGCACCATTATTGTTTGCAATTGTTTTAGTAAGTGTTTGACCTGAACCACCATCTGAAGCTGCAGTTCCTGTTAAGTCTTCTATGTTTAAAAGGTCTCCTAAAGCATATGCACTTCCATCTGAAGAAGCATTTACAACTGCAATTGTAAAGTTATCGGTATTTAATGCACCGAAGGTTGCATTTGAACCTGTAGATATAGTAAATGAACCACCTGAGACATCAACTACTTGTTGTCTTCTTACTTGAATAGAATCACATGAATGTGTTTTTACCCAGTCTCTTGGCCATGAAAATACTGAAGCAGTTTGGTCTTGGTTATATAAAGTTGCACGATTTCTTGTAACATTACCTGTATATGCACTTGAAGATACACTTGAAAGTACGAGGTTAGTATCATCAGTGACACTTGCAACTACTAGTGATTGACCACTTGCAGGGTTTACTATAAAATCACCTTCTTTTAATTCTGTTGTGAATGATGTTGCAAAACCAGTGACTGCAGTGTTAGTACCAAATGTCAATGTTCCTAATAAAACTTTAGAAGCGTCTACCTTAACATTTGCAGTGAATATAGTTGAACCTGCATCTATTGGGTCTTGTGATACACCTCTTGCACGGTCAATGTTGTAGTTTCTTACTGCAGTGACTGTTGTTGTTCCACTAGTTGTACCATTAGTTGTGATTGCATCATTAACTACGAATGTACCTACTACGTCATGAACATATAACTGACCAGTTGTAGTATATGAAACAATACCAGTTGCACCTGAAGTTCCACCAACTACTTGGTCTCCTTCTGTAAATGTTCCACTAAGTGAACCACTTAGTTTTGTTAACATTTTGATATCAAATAAGTATAAGTTCCAAACAGCTGCGTCTGTATATACATTACTTGAGTCAACACCTTCTTGAAGGTCTATATTTCTTAATCTTGCAAAACCAATTTTTCCAGTTGTAGGTTCTGTTCCACTACTTGATATTGTAGTATCCCAAAGTGTTACTTCTTTAAATGGTGATATACTTGCATCTCCACTTTCGTTACCAAACTCGGGTAAAGAGTGAACATTTGTAATTCTTAATTTGTTTCCAAGTCTGACTGGAGTGTTTGTGTTGTTTAGTGTGACTGTAGACCTTGCCTTACTGAAAGGTATTGGTGTTGTTCCAATTTTGTCTATCTCATATCCTTTTACATATGCCTTACCAGGCGATACTTGCATTACAAATTTATTTACATCTCCACCATTAGTTGAAGTATAATATCCTCTGTTTGTAGTGTCGTCTAAATGTTCTCTTAAACTATGTGTAAATTGTCTTACAACGAAATCACCATTTGCATCGAATGTTCTTCGTGCCATTGAGTTTTCTATCTCATTGTATATCGGTCTAGTGATTTTTAATTCTATAATACCCTTATTGACCCTGACAAGTTCTATAAAGTCTACATCATTAGCAGTATCAAGTGTGTACTTAGATAATGTAAAATCTATTTTAAGTCTATCAGCACCAGCTGCATTTTCGTTTGTTGTACCTGAAGAGTTATCTAAAAGACTTGTATCGTCTGCAGAAGATAAAAGACTTTCTGCAATTGTTAGACCTACTCTGTATGTTGGTTTACCTGAATACTTTTCTAAAATTAATGTTTGTGCATCAACCTTACAAAAGAATCCTCTGGCAAATATGATACCTTCTGATATACTTGCAATTGAAGAACGACCAACTGGGTTATCTGTTTTAGGTTTAATTGTAAACTCATTATTATTAGCACTATTTACAGTGACTGTTCCATCTTCACCTAATGTACACTCTTGTAATTCTTCACCTGAATAAAAAACTACTGAGTTATTTGCATCAGTACCTTGTGAATGGAATTTTACGAATAATGTAATTGCATCATCAGTTGTTTCTTCACTTGAAGTAAATACTTTACCAACAACACCTGAAGATTTACCTCTTACAAATTTATTATGAAATGTTGTTCTGTAGTCTTCGACATTTGCAGAACCATTTGAATTTGGGTTTGCAGAATTTACCTTTACATAAAATATTTCTAAATCTACATCCGATTCTGCACCAGTGACTAAAGACCCCTCTTCAAACATATGAGAACCAAATCTTTCAATTTGATTTTGTAATATGGATTGTGTTTGAGTTAGTTCTCTAGACTGTAATGGACGACCCGCTCTAAAAAGAACTTTATTGAATTTCTTATCTTCCGAAAAGTCATCATAATACGGTGCTATATTTAAATCAGTTTTTTCTGGCATATTCCTTAACCTGTTGTGGGGACACTAAGTCCCCGATAATTACATTTCTATAATTAATTTAATATCTTCGATTTGGTCTGCAGCTCTAGTCACAGCACCCCTGTTTTCAATATACAGAATATTACCTGTAAATCTTTCAACTTCGGGGAATGTTGCATCTATTGTATCAGCATTACCAATGGTGGCACCACTTTTAAAAACAGTATCGTTTTGTGCAAAGTTTACATACCCACCGTCACTATTTGCAATAGGTTGGTGTGATAGAACTGAACCATTAATTGATATAATTCTTGACACTGCAACTCCATTACCGTCTGAAGATGCATTAAGAATAGTATCATCTACTGATAGTCCTGAAACACTTGATAATGTCATCTTATAATATGCACCAAGTGTTGTTGCAGTTGCAACTGTTGTTGTTCCTGCACTGAATGGGTCTTGTAATAAACCTATTCTTCTGAAATCGTTATCTGTTGGGAAGTCACCCGAACCTTCGTTAAACTCAAATCTTGAGTTTACGATTACATAGTTTCCACCTAGTTCTTCAACTGGGTCTGCACCATGTCCGTTCATAGGTGATATAATTGGTGTTAATATTGCACTTGAACCACTTCCGATTCCTGATATACCTGCAACATCAATAGATGCACGTTTATAACCTGAACCATATGCAGATGTAGTTACTGAAACAGATGTGATACCACCGCCAGAACCAACAGTTACTGAACAAGTTGCACTTGAACCGTCACCGTCTATAGCAACACTAGTATATGTTCCAGGCGTATAACCTGAACCAGCATTATCTACTCTTACATGGTAGATTGCACCTGAAGTTGCAGAGTTTTCTACATCCCATAGTGAAGATGAGTCGTTTGTTGCAGTTGAACCTAACTGACCGTTTGTTCCTGTACCAGCAACAGCAGTTTTAGCACCCAATGTTTTTACTGGGATAAAGTCTGAAGTAACATACTTAATTGTATCAGCAGCAGATACTGTATACATGTACTTCCAAATATATCCTGCAGCTGCACCAGTGTCTGAGGTATACACTAGGTCTGTTGCACTTGTTCCAGTTGGTTTTACAGTTGAAGCAACTGTTGCACCTGAAGAATTTCTTCCTGTTCTGATACATTTGTAAACATTATAGTCGTCTGTTAAAACATAAAACTTAGAACTGAATAGGTTGTTTGCACTTGAACCTGATGAAGTTTCTGAAGAACTAATGTCATGTGCATATTCATCATATGTAGTTCCTGTTGTCCAATCATATCTTGTTAATGCATGAGAAACGTCTGCAGTAGACACTTTCTTCATAGAAAGCATATCTGAAAATGAATCCATTTCCTCACTTGTTCCGTTTACTGGAACTGGTGGGGAAGTATCGTCTGCCCATGAATGGGAACGACCTATGAAAATGTATGTTGATGAGGCACTTTCACCGAAGTCCTCTTTAAATTGTTTCGCATTATGTGTACGAAACTTCTCTGTTATAATTGCTGCCATTTTTCTTTATCTCCTCAGATATTTAATACTATTTATAACACTAGGCAGACTTTATGTATGCACTATATGTAATATTTGTTCTTTTTAACTCCCTTTTTTCAAATTCGGGAATGAATAGGTTAGGATAGTAATCATTCAAGTCACTAATTCTCAAACCTTCGGGTTTAGACTCTTCACTTAGAATGTTTCCATACCCATCTTCTAATACTATATCATCACCATCAGTTTCATCTTTTAGGTAATATGATATATCGTATATTCTTTGTCCTGTAATGGTATTTAGGGATTTAAAGTTTGTTCCAAACGATGCAAATGTAGTAGAAGGTACGGAAGAATCGGATGATTGTTCATCAATCATTGCACTTTCGTCCTCAAATACAATTCTATCTCCATTTTCAAATAGAGTATACTTATCATTTAGGTCGGGATTTCTTTCTGATACAAAATATTGTATCTCTTCTGTAGTTGTTGCAGATTCTAATCGTATTAAAGTCTCATTGTCTTCAGATATAATTCTATCCCCAGCCTCTCCCTTGACTTCTGCAAATCTTCTTTCTTCAAATCTCATGATACATGCTTCTTCTTCAAGTTCTATCTTACTTCCGTCTTCCATTACTAAAATTTCTTCACTTGGTTGATATAAATCTACTATTTTACCTTGGTCTGCGGCTACAAATTTTCTATTATGGTAGTCTAGTGTATCTTGATTGTCCATTAGATTGATAGAACCTACTGAACGAACAACTCCTCTTACATTATCATTTCTAACTGAAGGTATAGATTTGTTTACAATCTTCAGAATGTTCATATGACGGTTTCTCATTTTAGAGTCACCATATTCTGTATTGGGTTCTGTTATTGCACCACCAGTTCTAGGGTCTGTATTATATACAGGTTGTCCTGCTTCGTCAAGCGTCAATAGACCAATACCACCTTCGGGGCCTGTTGCAGACATATCTGCATGTAAGAGATATGTTCTTAATGAATTTGCAAAAGCATTTGATACAGAAAGAACAGGTTCCATTACCATAATAATTGTTGGTTGGAACTTAGAGGTTCTTGTTTGTCCACTAATTGAATTTTCTAATGCAACCTCACCAAAGAATATATGTCCAGCAGGGTGAAGTAGGTCTTTAACTGCAGACCTATATTTGTTAATTGATTCCCCAACCTTAATAACATATGAATGAGTTTGATAGTATCTACTGTCTTGAAGGTTTGTTGCAGATGCGTTTATATGTCCTTTGTCTGTTAAGAATTGTTCTTGTATTATACCTTCACCACCAAACTTACCTCTTGCATTAAATGGGTTGGATTTCATTACCTCAAATTGGTCGGTGTTTTGGTATGTGACAACTTCGTCTATTAAGAAGTGTCCGTCTAAATTTGTATACTTTAATATGTGTCTATCTGCATCATAGTCAACAATCTCAGCTGTTGTTCCTGATGATTGACCTGTAATGGTCACACCTTTGTTTAAAGTATTAGTTGGTGTAGTAATCAACATGGGGAATATAGATTTGTTTGATACTACTGAATCTTCTGTATAGTCTCTACCTTGTTCAATAATGTTTAGTGATTTAATTCCACCAATCTCATCTGAGAAACAGAATATCTTACCACCTGTACCACTTGAAACACTTACTTGTGTGTTTGCACGTGCAGTAAGAGATGTTCCACCATTGATTGTTTCAGCATTTTGGAATGTACCAGTATCAGTTGATAATCTTTTTACAACTACTCGTTTCTTATCTTCTTCTATTTTTATAATAGTTGCTGTTGCGTTAGATATTCCACCAGTCAAAACTTCATTTAAAACAAATCCACTAAGGTCGTCAAAGTAAATGTATCCGCCTGGGAATGCAGTAGGAATTGATTCATAACCTGCACCACCACTTAATATTTTAACACTTCTAATATTACCAACAGTAGTTTCTAAGTTTATCTCTTCTCCGTCTTCATATAATAATTGATTGAACTCAGTATACATGTCAACTCTCTGACCAGCAGAAAGAGCATTAGTAAATGTCACTCTATCGTTTTTATGTGAATAGTCTCTTTCAGTATATGATGTGTTTGGTGTTTGTAATACATCATCAACAAAAACTTTAAGTGTATTATCGTTGAATATAATTAGATTGCCATTGTCGTCTCTAACACCAGGCCCACCCACTAGAGTTTGACCTGCAGTTGCAGTGACTTCATAATGTCCAAATGTAGAACCACCTTCTAGTAATACTTCGTCTCCTACTGAACCGATTACCGCTTCTGCACCACCGCCTGATGTTCCAGTGTTGTCAAATACAATTAGGTCTCCACCTTCATAGTTTTGACCACCTGTCTCAATGAAAATTTCTGTAATACCACCTTTAGATAAACCGTCAACTCTTGCTTGACATTCTGAAGCATTCGTGTTATCCTTACTACCTGCAAAGAATACCTTATCATTAAATGAATACAATGAACCTATTGATGATTCTTCTAGTAATAAACCACCACCTGTTTCTAATAGTAAGTCCCCACTATCATTATGCGATATGTAGGTCGAAGATGATTCGTCTGATACATCATTAACAACCCCTATAACAGTTCCAGTATATTCTGTAATACCATCACGGTCTATAAATGTGACGGTAGAGCCTTGTGTAAAGTTACCAATATGATTATCTGTAATCTCTATTGAATATTTTCTTTCTTCAACAGAATCTACAAATACATTTTCTACGACTGATTCTGCCTCGATTATTTTAGTATCACCTTGATACTGAATAATTCTATCTGTTTGTTGTGGGGGTGCAGATACAACTTCCACCCTCATTCTTCTTACTTGACTATAGTCTGATTCGTTTAGATATATTGTTTCATTGTCGGGGTATCTAATAGTTGCGTCTTGACCATACAACAGTCTCATTAAGAACTGTACAGATTCTGCAGTTCCTTTTGTCTGATATAAATCTTTAATGTGTTTTATTGTTAACCTTCGGTCAACAGTAGAACCTATATCTAATGAAGGTATAAAATCATTTTGGAAGTATTGTAAAAACTCTTCAGAGGTTCTATCAATATCAGAGTAGTCTAATAGTTTATTGTTTGCAAGAACAGAGTTCTGTTTAAAACTTCCAACTACACCTGTTTGTTTTGATTCTCTACCAGTAATTGTTTCTCCTTTTAAGAAACCATTTCCTGATATAGTGTTTACATAAATCTTATCCTCAATTACAATATCAATTCTTGCAACGGATTTAGATTTAGTACCAACAACATATTCTCCTTTAGTAAATGGAGAGGCTAATAATGTTGGATTTAAAATTGATTGTTCTGTAATAATTTTAGATGACTCTGAAGTCGGTGAAAAACTGGTATCGGATTCCAATAATAGGTCTCCGATACCATCTTCCAAACTTAAATTATCAAGAACTGATTGCGAAGATAATGTAATTATCTCTGCTTCTAAGTATTCAAAATATGACTTTAGAAATGCCTCAAGTGCAGGACTTTCCTCTCTTACAAATTCAGGTAAGAGATTTGGAAGTCTAGAACTTAGACTATCTGTTGCATATTCTTTCATATTCTATTTTACTGTACTGTTGCACCGAAAACAGAAATTGGGTACCATTTAGAACCGTCCCAAATACAAATCACAGCTTCACCTTGTGAGTCTAGTACTATTTCAGTACCTGAAGTTGATGAATAACCCCAGTTAGTGACTTCAATGTTTGCACTGTATGAACTTGCAGGTTCAGTTTTTGCATAAATGATTTTAATCTGACCAACATCTGTACCGTCATCTAAAGTAAATGCAACTGAAGCACTAGCACCTGACAAGTCAATCGCTGATACGAATGATGATGCAAGGTTTGCTGCTGTAGCAGTCAAAGTTGTAATATCATCTACTGCAAGGTGAGTAGGGATATTTTCAAACAATTGACCAATTGTCATTTTTTTATTTACTGGTGTTCCGCCAGGATTATCTACTATATGCAATAAATCATCAGCACCGATTTCTGAATCTGCGACTGCTGTTAAAGCACTTATTTTTTTATCTGCCATTTTAATTTTACTCCTATAAAATCCAAATTAATGGGAAACTACTCGGGGGACTCCCGACCACTTTCTACATAACGATTAATAACTACTGGAAGAGGTTGATGTATAACCAACTCCAGCACTTGATTCACCACTTGCGATGGTGTCTATTTCACCTTTCACCGTAATAGATTGTTGGTCGATATCAACTAGATTACCTCTAGTTGCAACCACATCCAAACTATTAGGGATAACGGTAAAGTCAATCGTACTATCTACATTTACTACCGAAGTAAAGAAAACAGTATTGATTGAAATTTTTCCAGTTGAATAGTCTACAGTTCCTGCAGAACTATCTTGATAGATTCTTGTTGACCCCGATAGATAGTATCTTCTTAGATTACCATTACCGTCATCATCAAAATACTGAGTATTTACTGAATCACCTGAAACTTTGAAACCAGTAGTGGATAAAATACCACCACTAGCCTTTGCATGACCTACATGTGGGTTGTAAAGTCCATTACCGAACTCAACAACTACACCTCTTGTAGTGTCTGTAAAAACTTTTTGAGATTTTTTCAATCTAATGTTTGTTGTGTTAGAAAGAATTGAATCGTTTGAATTGTCTATATCTTTTATAAGATTAGAGTGTCTAAAGATTGAATCAAAATTACTTAAGTTTTGATTATCGAATGTGTTGATTGCATTTGTAACTACAGTCTCCAACTCACCCTCTGACAATGAAGTTGCATTTGGGTTATATTTAAATGTTGAAGATATAAGTATCTTAATAATTTCAGGGTTAACAATAGTTGGTCTAACTGTTAACATGTTCAATGCATTTAACTTTTTAATAACATTACTTTTTTCAGTATCGGATAAGTAATCAGAGTTCTTAGGTTTTAGAGCAACAAATATTTTTCCATACTCAGGTGGATTGTTATCTTCACCACCCCATACTGCAACTGCGTCTGCATTTGGATAATACTCACTGACTTTTGCTTTGTAGTCATTCAATGTGACTAGTCTGTTTTGTGAAGTATAGAACTTATTGGCTTTAAACTTGATAGAATCTATAGACTCTTTCTCTGCACCACCTTGAGCAACTGAAGAGGCAGTTATTGTGGTATTTGAAAACCCATTAATATTGTTTAACATTGAAAATGTTCTAGCACCATTTGCATGTTTCTTATCTACTATAATATAAGTCATAGTTATAATGTCACCGTCTAATAGTTGTTTACCTAATACACCATCTCCAAAATATATTTCTCTAAAACCATCTTCGTTTTCTTGTTCATAGAAGACGGTAGACTCTGTTGTTATTGTTGAGATATTAGTTGATAATGCATAAGTTGTTGAAACACCATTTGAGTTTACACTTACTTGTATTCTTGATTTATCAACTCTGTTGTTAGTTAGTACAAATTTAGGATTAGGTAATTGTGAATCATATACGAAAGTATCACTTGCATATATTCCTTGAACTAAGTTTACTTGATTGTAAACATAAGAATCACCATTTTGTGTTGGTTTTATTGTAGTTGGACACACAAAGGAATATGTACTACCATCAAAGGTAGTGTTAAAAATAGAACCTCTACTTAAAGTCATTTCAGTAGTTGTCGGGTAAGTTCCATCAGGATTCCTCACGTCATTAAGTGTAATATCTACAATTGCAGTTGACCCCGTTTCTGATTGAGGAATAAATCCTAAATCCTTTGCACGAGACACTACGTTCTTTCTGATTTGAGCAGAATCTAAGAACAGTTCTGAAGCTGCAATGTTAGTATTAACTGCACCAATGTGTGAAGCATATGAAAGTAAGTCTATTAATACAGACATGTTTGAACCATCAAAGTCATAGTCTTTGAATTGGTCTTGTCCTTTAAGATAATTTCTAAGGTTTACTGATATATCATCAAAATCTAAATCGGTTATGTTTAATTGTGAACTTTTTATAGCCATTATCGTGTCCTTGTCAATATGTACTGAATCTCTTCTACATTAATACTGTTTATTACTCTAAAGTAAATTGTCATGTTTAGTTCATTACGGTTTACTTCGTCTAATGATATTTTCACATCACTTACTCTAGGTTCAAAAGTTTCTATTTTATTTGCAATTCTTTTTGCAACCCTATTATGTCCAAACATGGTAGTATCTAATTCAAATAACATAGACCTTATGTCTGCACCAAAATTTGGTTTGAATGGTCTTTCATATGCATTAGTTGATACTATATTTTTTATAGACCTTATAACTGAATCAACATCAGTGGTTCTTGTCACATCTCCCGTAATTGGATGTGCCTTAAAGGAAATGTTTAAGTCCGAGTAAATGTTCTCACTTGCGACTGTCTTTCCATTGTTAACATATTGTGCCATAATACTATTTATACGTTCTTGGGAAGTGAAATGTCAATTGATTGTGGAAAGCCTACAAGTTTTAGTAAATCACAAAATGTTAGATTTATGAAATCAAATATCTTACCAAGTCCTATTGCTTTAAAGAACTTTTCTACAATTTTAACCCAATCAAATAGTAGTTTCTTTTTCCAGTTAATTATAAAATCTCTAAAGTCTGAAATTATCTCATTGATTTTATCTTCTAGTGATTGTACAGTTAATTCAACCTTACTACCTATGATTGCAAGTATGTCAAATCCAGCAATTTTTAAACTTTCTAGTTTGTTTATAATATACTCTCTATACTCTTTAGTCTTTTCCCCAAACTTTGCTTTTGCTTGTGCCTTCCATAGATTAATTAATGCACCCAAATCAAATGAAAAAAGAGCAGGTAGACTTGGAAGTTTTAGTGCTTTCCATATATCTTCAAACTTACCTATAAGTTTATCAAATAACTTGAATATGGAGTTAGTCACCCAATCCATAATTTCACTTTTTAGATACTTCCATATAACTTTTGCTTTCCACTCATTACATTCTATTCCAAACTCACCGTCAAATAATTTATACTCATCAGGAATGAGTGCATAAAAGGTATCTACCTTTGCACCGATTTGGATTTTTATATTTGTCTGTTCTTCTTTGGTTAAGATTTTAAGTACATCTATACTTATTCCTAAAAGAGTGACCGTAAATGACACTGGAATAATCTTACTAATCAATTCCATAATCTTTACTGGGATGTAGATATGAAACTCTTGTAATAGTTCTTCTATTGCTTCTCTGGCCTCTTTACCCCAATTACGAACTGTTCCCTTATCCCAATAAGGAGAAGCGATATTTGCAAGTTTGTCCATGAAGTCTTCTACTTCTTTGATAATTTTTTCAATCTGTTCTCTTGCCTCTGCAGTTATCTCACTTGCATTCGTTACAAGATAAACTTTTAGTTGACTGGGTATATCTCCTATCTTTGCAATTGCATTGACTAAGTCTGCCTTTGTTGGTAGATTGATTATAGTTCCATCGGGACATGGAAGACTTAGAGGTATTACTGGAAGTACAAGTGCCATTATGAGTTCAACTTAATTTTGCCACCATTGATACTTACTTCAGGTGCAACGACTGATAGATTTCCTGTTGATTCTATATCTGTTTTTCCTCTGACTTCTATCTTTGCATCACCTTCCACGAACACTTTACAATTACCACCAACATACATTTCATTGTCTTTGTATACAGCATACCAATTGTCATTTACAATTCTAGTAACCTGAGAACCATCAGGGTGTATTTCAAAGAAGGTTCCTGTTCTATGTTCCACTGCAATCCTTTCTGCATCTCTTGTATCGTCTACTTCTATTATGTGACCCGATTCAGATTCATAAACTTTGTTATATGGATATTGNNNNTCCCTTCCTCCTAATTCTACGACACCAGCTTTCTCATTATCACCACCTTTATCATATTCTATCTCACCTCTTGCATATTTTGATACATCTGATTCGTCTGTATATAAAGGATATAGTGGTAAATCTTTTTCAGTAAGTTTTGGATTCTCATATGAAGACCCCTTTCCTGAATATTTTAACTTTAATTTTTTTGGTTTGATAGGTGCAGTGTCTAATCCATGTTCTAGTCCAAAAGGTCTTTTAACTTCGGGTGGATTTTTACCGTCAACCGTTTTATCATAATCAGCTTTGGTTAATCGTCTAGGGTCACTGAAACCTTCATCAGGAGTTCTTTTTTTAATCTTATCATTTGCATCTTTTCGATAACCTTCTGAAGGTATACCTGCAACAGAACCAATGATAATAAAGTCTTGCATATCAACATCATTACGAAAGAACCCAACAATAGTTGACCCTTCAACTAAACCATGTTGTGTTCCAAATCCTGAAAGACCTGCAGAGGTTGTTGGAAGTAATACTTGAGACCATGGAAGGTCGGGTGTTGCAATTAGTGATTTGTTCTCAGTATGAATACCATAGATACGAACTCTCACTCTACCTATTTCAAGAGGGTCATTTCTATCTTCAACTATTCCGTAGTAATGTATCATGATTTATTCGGTTCCATACCTGTTAGTATATCTGCCACCTTTTGACTATAATTTTGTTCTATTTTTGATAATAGTTTACTTTCTTTTGAACATTCTAAATTACATGTTCCCACTTTAGTCGCATTATCTATATGAATAGAAACTCCTGTAATTAAGTAATAATTATCAAATTCTATTCCCGTATTCATACCTATTTTAACTTCACCTTTTGGTAAATCTAATAGTATCTTTTTACCAGCCCTTATCTTAGTAGTAAAGGGTACGACAACCTCTATTCTATTTTGATTTAAGATTTCTAGTAATGCATGTCTTTCTAATTTACTATTATCAGTATGTTTAACACCCATAAAAACTTCCTCATCATCAATCTTATCTTTATTATCAAACATATGAGTTGTGGTATACTCATGAAGTATGGTAGTAGGTTGTTCTAACTTATGTGGTTTAGGAAATGTAGTCTCTTTTGTTATGAGAGGTGTTAATGGATTTTCTTGTGCAAGAATACTATTACCATCTCTGACATCTTGTCTCCTTTGAATAGTATCTTCAATATCATATTCTTTAACACTTTCTAGTTTTCTAATAGGGTCATATACTTTTAATAGTGAAGCGTATGCACCAGTAGACAATCCACGAAGAGTATCAAACTCTTGTGGTTTATTTGAACTTAGTATAACTAAATTACGTTCTTCGGAACTTACGTTAGTAAATGCATTGTATGGAACATGGTGGAATACATCTTCTTCTGTATCATTTAACATGTTATCCATAGATTTAAACTGATACTGTCCTATCATGTCCTGATACAAAAACATTGAGTTTTTATAGGAAGCTTCACTGGTTGGATTACTATTATTTACTAACCAATCTAATGTTTTATTAACAGACCAATTTGGTACAACGAATTGATGATTGTCACCTTGTGTTTCTTCAAATTCAGTAAATAGTGGTATAAAATTAGCGTCTCCACTAAGTTCTTCAAAAAGACCTTCAATCATATCTGTATGAGAACCCCTAAGAGCTTGACTTATTCTTTCTTCTTTACTTCTATACATCAATGGGTCACAAAAGTGCATAGTGTATATCTGAACTAAATCTCCCTCTCTTATAAGGTTAGAAATTTTATATAATCTAAAGGTTCTGTTTACAGAATTTCCACCCTCTGCCATTTCACAATTAATGGTTATATTCTCTTGACCAGTCAATAGTAAGTTATTGATTAGATTTCTTGCATCAACCACAACAACATTTCCAGTAAGGTGTTTACTGAATATACTTTCATATATTGAAATTGAATTTACTTGATTTACTATATTAACAAAGTCGGCTTCTTGGTCTCCATATTGAATGGTGACTTCTCGTACTTTGACTTTTCCTAATTGATTGTCCATACTATTTGGACATTAAGGTTTCAAACTCTCGTAAAACTATATTCATATAAGATGGTTTCACTATTTTTATTCGCCTTTTGTTTTCATTTTTATTGTATTCGTTTTGCCATAAAGAGACACTAGTATAACCAGCTGTAGGAACATTGGTTTTAACTCCATCAACATTTTCGTAATGTACTATAACATCTCTAGGTTCTATAATACTTGTAATTACAGATGATTTATTTAATCCAACTAAGGTTTCTCCTTGTTCCCATTGTCCTCTTTCTACCCTAACTCTTTTATTTAGTGGGTCTACTTCTAAGATATGTCCAGTTCCTTTTGTAGTGTCGACCTTCTCTCCTAATAGATATTTTCTAGTGTTTAGTAAGTTTCCTTGACTATCATAATTAGGGTATTGTACAACATCATCAGTTGTTGCAAAGGTTAAGTATTGACCAGTATACTTAGAATCTATATGTGTTTCAAATGTCTCTGAACTCATATACCAGTCATAGTAATTTTCCATGTCATTAACTAAAAAGAAAATCCAATGTAAATCACTGTCACCATATATCTTAGATGCGGCTACATCAGGTCGTTCGCCTTCGGTTAATTCGTAGTATTCATAGTCAACAACCTTATCAAGACTGAAAGATGATATTCTAGCCTTTCTAAAGAAATCTTTTATTGTAACAACTTTACCATTAGATAAAGTATATTGTATTTCAGGAAAATTCTTATATAGTTCGTTTGCCAT